AATTATAAACTAATTATAAATAAAATTTTGTTTCTAAATCATGAAAGTGTTTCCTTCTCCCTCCTTCATTGTTCTTTCAATAATATCATTAATTAATGAATTTTCATCAAGTTTTAATGTATCAATACTATTCTTAATCATAGTTGTTAATTCAAGTTCATTATACTCAGTATTTTCTAATAGATCTGTATCAATAATAATTTCTGGGAATCCTGTACCACATCTAATGGCTCTTACCATAATTAATCTGGATGAAACTGATTGTAATTTATCAACTTCTCCAAATACTGCACTATTAACTAACATTTCAACTGTTCTTTCAAAAGATGCCTTAGATAGAGGATCTGTATCCATTCTACCAAATCCATGTCTATCAATAGATACTAGTTCTCCAGTATTAGTCATTACATCGCATAGGATTGATAAGTGGTGATAATTGAGACGTAGATCTCCTGCAAACACTTTATTAATTTCACATACCAATGATTTTCTTGCTGCTTCAATACCATATAGTCTGTAGATAGTATTAATCTCATTTGTATAACATCTGTTATTATCAATATATTTAATATATCTGAGTCTATTTGCATTAATTCCAGCCGTAGTAATGATATATTCTTGTTTATTTTCAATATCTCCAGTTTCAGTATTAAAGTTCAAATATAATTTTTTATCAATTTCTGATACGTCTGTAATATTAGCAATTCCCTTTAGTTGGAAATTATATAATATTAAGTTTTGGATATCTAGTAATATACTATTATCAAATTCTGAAATATCAAATCTAATATGGATATATAATTTATTTGCATTATCATTTGTTGTCATAATACATCCATTGATGATTTTCTTAATTAATTCTCTATAGTTTTTATTCATTGATTTATCTGCTGATAATTCATCCCAAAAGTTAATAAACTTTGTTTTGATTTCAAGCATATTTATCTTTTTCTCATACAGTGCCTCTTTAGATACTTCAAATCTATATAACCAAGGCAAGTTTTCTGGTTTTACATTGAAGTTACCATATAAGTTCATAGCACCTTTTATTATAATCTCATCATCAATCATATAATTATCTTCTAAGTTACTGTCAAATATTATATCTACTTTCTTGACAATATCTTTTAAGGTTGTATACTTGAGGTAAGCTGCAATTGTATATGCCAAATCTTTATCCTCTTGTTTACCATCATTTAAATATATGTACATAAGTGGTGTCTTAATATTTTCAGTTTTACGTAAAATCTCATTTAGGCGTGGAATGCCTTGCATACCTGCTACACCTGCACCAGATGCATGCTTTGTATTTAACGTCATCTGTGTGGTCTGTTCGCCAATACTCTGAGAACCTACACAACCAACCATTTCTCCAGGTTCTACTAAACACTTTTGAAATGACATAATTATATCTTTAACAACTTGATTAAACTTATTTTTATCCAATTTGTATTCATAAATACATCTTCTTGGAGCTAAATATTCATATAATCCATATTTAAATAATGTTTTATGTTTCTTATCTAATTCAACTTTTAATGAGATATCATTATTTCTTTCTTCTTCTGTCATACAAATTAATTTTGTATTCTTTTGATGAAGTATATATTCAATAGATTCCATAATATACTTTGGGTCAAGATCATTTCCATTTGATTCTACACCATATATTGCAGTATTGATAATTCTAGTAAAACTAACAGGCATAAAATATTCATCGTCAATTGTTCTGTAATCAATACTTGCTTTACGATGACTGTTTCTTAAGTTATTTCTGAAACTTTTAAGATCTTCAAAGAATTCCTCATTTAATTCAACTAAATCATTTTTATTCAATTTGAATTTAGTTGTTAAATCTTCCACTTCTTTTTCAGTAAAATAATATATCTCTTTAATCTTTTCATTATTCATTCTAAAAGTATTTAATTTAATTCTTTTTTGTTTAACTTGATCTAAGTGTGAGTCACCATAAACATATTGTACAATTACATTATTTCCATTTCTAATAGTACCATCATAGTGGACAGCTACATCTTCCATACATTTGATTAATCTTCTATTTATATACCCTGAATCTGCTGTCTTAATTGCAGTATCAATCAAACCTTCACGACCAGTCATTGCATCCATAAAGAATTCAAGAGGTTTTAGACCTTCATAGTATGAAGATTCAATATAACCGCGTGCTTCTGGACGATCGTCGTTTTGAAAGCAATGGCTAAATGTTCTATTGTTAACCTTCTTTTTAATTCTTTTAAAGTCAAGTAAAATCTGTGCTTTACCAACTGCCATAGTTGCAACTTGATCCGGTTTACCTTTTGCTCCAGAGTCAACTAAAATAAATAAGTTATTATCTTTATCTAAACTAGACATTGCTACTTTAGTAATATCACCCATTACACTTTGTAACATTGATGTTATATTTGTCTCTAATGTACTTGAATCTATTAAGTCTGGATTATTTTCACTTTCAGTAATCATTGATTCAACTTCAAGTCTTTTTATTTTTAACATATCTTTGCATTTGGTTAAAGTCTCTTTTGGAATAATTAAATCTTTTAATCCTACAGTAGCACCATGAGATAATAAAAATTGTAATATAATTCTTTGTAAATTATCAATATAATTTGTAGCTACATCATTTCCAAATTGATCTAATATAGTATTTAATATTAGACCATTTACAATCTTTTGATTTAGTTTACCTTTTAGTAAACGACCATTTATTATCTCAAATTTCTTTTCACCTTTATCATTATACTCAACAATATTTAATTTTTTAGGAAGTAATGCACTAAATATATCATAACTTTTAGAAATTCCATTCGTACGATCTATATCAAGTTCCATATTACGAATTTTTGCAACAATATCTGATGCTTGATGAGAATCAAGATCAAAGTTTTCTCTTGTTAATAGATATGCACCAAGAGGTGCATCTTGTTTGGTTGCAATCTTTGTATTCGTTGAAGCTGGTGCAATAATTTGATTTCTTACATTTGCAATCATTTCTAATTCTGTAGATGCTTGAATTGATTGAGGTACAAAAATGTTCATTTCATCACCGTCGTAATCTGCATTATAAGGTGCTGTAACTGATACGTTCATACCGAATGTTGTAAGTTCAGGATCTCTTAAAATGATACATCTGTGTCCCATCATAGATAACTTGTGAAGAGATGGCTGTCTGTTATATAAAACATAATCTCCATCTATTAAATGACGCTCAACAATATCACCATAATATAGTTTGATGTTTTTTTTTCTATATCTTAAGTCAATTGGACGTCTATTATTACCCTTGGGATATACATAATTTGCACCAGGATAATTATCTCTACCATTTTTTACTAGTTTAGATAATCTGCCTACATTTTGAGGTGTAACTACTTCTGGAAATGTTAGAGTCATTGCTAGTTTTAATGGAACACCTAGTTCATCAATACCAATATCTGGATTTGATGTAATAACTGTTCTTCCACTAAAGTTAGTTCTTTTACCAAGTAAATTACCGCGAATACGACCTTGCTTACCTTTTAATCTTTCAGAAACTGATTTATATAGACGGCCACCAGTTTTTTGTTCTGATTTTTGTAAAATTGATGTCTCATTATCAAAATATGTAGCAATATGATATTGAAGTGCTTGATGATGCGAATCGTTATATTTAAATTCTTCATTTAACATTGCACTTTTTTCTTTGTTAGTACGTAAAATAACATTACGTTTAATAATATCTGCTAATTTATCTGTCATAGAATCTTCGAAAGACTTTGAAGCAATTGCATCTCTACGGATTGTAGGACGAATTGCAACAGGAGGAATTGGAAATACTGTAATAATTAAATTTTCAGGTCTGTTTATTTTAGGGTCATATCCCATGATTCTACAGTCAACATCACTAATATTTTTTAAAATATTATGACAATCTTCTGCAGTTAATATTTCTTGTATCTTTTGTTTCCCAGTATTACTAACTACAGTTCCTTCTTCTCCTTCATCTACTTTTGTTTCTGCAACAATTTGTACACCAGATTCATGTACACGAATACTAGGTATTGGTGCACCACATGAATAATCTGGATTTTGGCAATAAGTAATATTAGATGTTAATTTTTTAATTTCATCAAAACGAGCTTTTCCAACACGATTCTTTAAAATATCATTCATTTCTTTTTCAGTCTTATATATTAATAATTTTGAGCATCTAATACAAACACACCCCATTATATTCTTCACATGTTCAATAAATCCAAAATGAAAACATGGTTCTGCTAAGTCAGTATGACCGAAGTGACCAGGACAATCTGTACTACTTTGTCCACATGTAGCACAGTTTATCTGTAAATCTGTTGTACCTAAACGAGCATCAATTAGACCGCCTCTTTTAGGTTCATGTTGATCATATGTTTCTGGGATACTAATACCATTAGGCTCTTTATTTACAACACTATATCTTTTTACTTCATCATTGCCGAATACACAAAACTGGATTCTATCAATGTTTACTATATCTTCAGTATTATATTCCATTTTATATTCTATAAACATATTTTTTTATATTAGAATTTTAATTAATCAATTTTTATTAAAATTGATTAAATAAAAAAAGTAAATTAAAGATAATAAATAACATTGAAAATATGATGACTTTATGCATCTTCAATAATTAGAGATTTATCCATGCTTCTTACATTATAATTATTCCTTCCTATTTCTATATTTAATTCTTTATACCCAATTATGAGATCATTATAGAAATTATAATAAATAATATTATATAATTCTGTTTTAGTATCATATTTCCGGATCAAATGTCTTATATTACTTGTAGTGCCATCTACTGTTAGATTACACTTCATAATAACCATTAATTTATCACTTTCTTTATTAAAACGTGTATAATCAAATACATCTTTTATTTCACCTTTTAAAATACTTGAGCGTATCATATTATTATCTCGATATGAGAATTCATAATATGTAACATAATTATAATCTGTATATACTTTAAATAGTTTATTTAATATTTTTTCAAGTAGATTATCTAAATAATAATTAAGAATATAGTAATAATATATATATCTAAGTGATGATTTATTTAATGGTATAATTTCAGTTTCTTGAAATAAGTATTGACTTACTTTATTAGAAACAGAATAGTAATATCTTGAAATTATTTCAACAAGTTTAAGAAACATAATATAAAGAAGTATTATATATTTATATTATGAGTAATAATATATTTAAGGCATTATTTAATAGTGATAGTGAAAGTGAAGTTGAAACAAAAAATGAACAAGAAAACGACGGTTTCGTGCAAGTTACATCTAAAAGAGGTCAATTAAAATCAAATAAAAATACAGATCAAACATATATAAATCAAAAGGATGAACAACAATCTAATGTAGATTCTAATGATGAAGATAATAAATTAGAAACAACTGAAAAAATAACTGAAACAACTGAGAAAGCTGAATGTTATGTTTTAAATAAACTTGAACTTGAAAAATTAGGTTACTTTAAGAAATTTAATTCTGATTGGAATTTATGGTATCATCATGAATTAAATAATTGGCGAATTGATGGTTATCGTAAGATTTTTCATATTAAAAATATAAAAGATTTCTGGGATTTACATAATAATATTGACTGTTTAGGAGGAATAACAAATCAACATTTCTTTTTGATGAGAGATAATATTTTACCAATTTGGGAAGACACTGCAAATAGAAATGGAGGTTCGTGGTCAATTAAATTAAATGATATTTCAAGTGTTTTTAATATTTGGTTAAAATTATCTATTATGATGGCAGGTGAAAATATTGTTAAAGATGAAAAACATAAATTAAGTAAATTAGTCGTTGGTTTATCTCTAAATTTAAGAAATCAAAATACTTGTATAATAAAAATCTGGAATAGGGATGCAACATTGAACTCAATCAAATTATTAAATGATGATATAACTAAAGAATTTGGTTATAATATTATTTATAAGAAGAATATGGTTGAATATTAAAAAATTGATTTTATATATCATAAAATAGTATCATTTATAATTTATATATAATTTATAAATGAATAGAGCAATTATACCATTACGTATTTTTAATATGTTTAAATACGAAGACTTTCTAAGGATTTCGGGTGTTGGAAAAAAAACTGCAAATTTTCTAACATTTTTGAGTAAAAATCAAACACTAGATAATACTATAAAAATTGATGATTGTAAAGACATACAATATATCATTAAAATGAATAATTTAAATACTACTGATAAAATTAGATATAATTTTATTAATAATAATATTGTAAAAATGAAGGATGGAGATATTTATGAATTTATATACAAAAAATATTAACCTATTTCTTTTCATTTATTCGTCTTCCTCATCATCTACTTGAATATCGTTTTCAAGTTTTGTAACATCTTCTACTACTGGTGCTAGAATTAAATATGTATATCCAAGTCTTCCAATATTATATTTGATAAATAATGGAGTATCATTTTCAAGATATAATTCTACATTAGAACATAAACTAGTACACTTATATAGAATCATCATATTCTTTAAACTAAAACGACCTTGATAAATGCTATCATCTTTCTTCTTAAACTTTAAGTTTTCATCTTTATCTCCTTCAGTTAAAATTACTTGACCTTGAGATTGTTCACCTTTACCAGAGAAACTCATTACACCATTTACAGATCTAATTTCAATCATATCATGTACTACATTTAAATCTTTAATAATCTTGTGAAATTTTACAGATGGAATTGTAGAGATAATTGAAAAATCAAATTCAGGTATATCAAATTGTTCAGAATCTGGAATTTCCATTAATATTAATTTATAATCAGCTACACTGTTATCTTTGCTATTTTCAAATCTAATACCTAGTTTAGAATCATTTTCATAATAAAATGTTAATGTTTCATCATCAGACATATTCTTAATATGATTATATAATGATTTCATACTAATACCAATCTTTTTTGTTTGCTTACAATAATACTCTTCAAAATTTTCAGCCATTAATTTCATACAGATTGTTGCAGTATTACTAGTATTTGATGCATTCATTGCAATACCTTCTTTTGAAAAAATAAAGTTTACTTCATATAATAAATCTTTTAAGGACTCAATTAGGATCTTTATAACTCTAGATTGAATTGTTTTGACTCTGAAGATTAAGTTATTATTCATTATTTATAATTATTTTTAGTATTTATCCTTTAAATAATAAATAAATCAATTTTTAACTTACTTAATAAAAGTAAATTTTTGGATATAACTTATATAGTTTATAGATCTAAACTTACTATATAATAAATAAAAATAACAATTATAATTTAAAATAAGTATTATAATTTAGAAACTAGATTAAATATATACATATTTGAAAACTAGATTAATTTAATTATTTTAAATTTACTTTCTCTAATATATATATAACAATTATGACTAAAACTTATAGATTAGTAAATCCTTATGTAATTGGATCAATGAATACAAATTTTCAAGCAAAATCCTCATTAGAAGCTGCAAAACTTGCTTATGATAATTTATCACAATATTTTGGTAATCATATGCCTTCATTTCAATTTTCATTAAAAAGAATGTCTAAAGATAATAAGTTAGTTGGAGGTTCTTCAAAGAGTTTTGTACATTTTGAAGCAAATGAAGTTAAAGGTAAAGATGATACAGTAAAATATGAAATCAAAGAAATTGAACCAAACATGAAGACTATTAAAAATTTCCAATCTAGATTAAATAAAGTTGCAAATCAAGATGAAAGAGATAATGAAGGTATCGATGGCGGTTCTTATTTACATAAGACAAAAAGACACGATCATGACGATGATGAAGAATTAAGTGATTACTTTGATTATGAATTAGAAAAACCAAGAAAAGGACCCCTTGTTTACGAACCTATCGTTTACTATTGGTATGATCCTTTTGTCTATCCTATAAGTGATCGTTTTTATGTACCTACATTTGTATTACCCTTACAACCACGTATAACTATTGATTCTCATTCATTATTATATAATGGATTCTTTTAGTTAGATAAAAACATATAAACATAGAAATGATAATTATAAATATATTATTATATATTTATAAATTAAATATTTTTTTTAGTCTTTGTTGGCATCTTCATTCTCTTTAATCTTACATTTTCAACATCTGGTCTCTTATCTAAAATAATCTTAGTAAAATCTGCAGCTTTAGCTTTATCTCCGCCAGTAATTTCAGTTAGTGCAGCTAAAATCATATCTTCTTTTAAGCCTTTTTTTGTCTTTTTATCATCTTTAACTAGCTTTCCGCTACTTGTATCTATGATTGGTTTATTTAATTTTGTCATATAATCTAATATATATGACTCAAATTGTTTTTTTTCTAAATTTAAATCTTTTACGCTTACATTGATTTCTTTAATTTTATCATCTAAAGAAAGCCAATTTATAATCATCTCTTTTAAATCATCAATTAATGGATCACTTGACATCTATATATTTTTATTTGATATAATATAAAATAGATTTTTATTTTATATATATAACTTATATCAAATTAATTTATATTATGTATCCAGTAAATAGTTTATTAGATCGAAAATTATCTAGTTATATAGTTACTCCACATGGTAATACTACAGTAGGTGATGCAAATACATTTACTGTAGGTAAAAATTTACATGTGTTTTGTATGGCATTTAGACGTAAAACATATTTTACTGATCCTGTAGCAGGAAGATCTGATTATTTTAAAGGAATAAGAGATATACTATATTCATATAAAGATTCTAAATATTCAATCAATCAAATTATTGATAAAATAATGCCAGAATCATATTTAACTGAAGATGCAAAAAGTGGTTTTGCATATTATCCTCCAGGATCTGCAATTCGTAATTTAAAATTAACAAGAGATTTTAATAGAATTGATAATGTTGATGGAGTCTTTAAAATTGGTACACCTCAAATGCTAGGCGTTATTAAACCAAATAGAATTGGTGAAATTGATAAAATAACAGGATGCCCAATTATACCATTAACAGCTAGAGTTCGACCAGATATAGATCCAACAGATAATAGTGGGTCAGGTGATGAAATGGCAATTAAAGTAGCTGTTAAAAAATGGGATTTAGATAATCCTGATCCTGCATTTAATCTAGAAAAATTTCCTAGAAAATGGTTACAATATAATGACTTACAGTCTGCATTTAATATTGTTAATCAAAATGGAGAGAGGGACGAAGAAGAAAAAATTATATTAATTTTATCATGTGCTGGTGCCACACCTGGACCTCCTGAATATTCAAATAATGAAAAGATGTTTACTGCTCAAAATTTATTAGAGAGTACTTTTAGAAGTGATGCAAATCCTGATAAATTATGTGCAGTCTTATTTCAAAATCCTAACTATAAAGAAGACATAAATTATCTACTTGAAAACAACTTAAGATTTAATGAAAGATTACATTTTGGGATTGAACAACCACTACCTATTTTAAATCCAGAAACACATATATACAGATATTTATTTAGATCAAAGGCATCATTTAATAAACTATTAATTAAAATTCCTAGTCGTATAGATGGTGCTAAATCTGAATTTATAGTAATTAAAGACAATAATATTGATTATTGTACTAAAGATGAATTAAAAATAAAGATATTTCCTTTTACTCTAATTAAAATACCAGATGGTTATAATAAATTTTTATTATCAAGAGAAATAAATTTTATACAATTTTTTAAAAATTTTTCCGAAGAAAGTAAAGCACAAAGAGATGCGACTTTAGCTGCTATAGGAACTGAAAGTATTATACCTATGCTTGCTCCAGTTGGTATGCTACAGGTTCCTCATATAGTTGCAAATCCTGCTTGTATTGCAGAGATAGTAGGAAAAGCTGCTGGACCAGTAGGACACATTCAATTATTAAATGAATACTCTAAAAAATATCTAAAGTATAAACAAAAGTATATTGTGCTAAAGGCACAATCAAATTTTGTTTAAGGTGAAGCATCAAACAAAAGGTCAAGTATCAAACCAATAAATAAAATAATAAATTAATATAATTAATTATTTTATTTTTATAATCTTTACAATCTTTACATTCTTTACATGATGGGTTTAATGTTGTAATCGGGCTCAATAGTAGATTGTAACCAAGGACCAACATTAAATTTAGGATTAGGGGGAGCGGCACGTAAGTCCCAAGAGGCATTTTTAAGAGTTTGTCCTTGAGTATCAATACCAATTCTAGCTTGAGTTGCGGCACCAGCTAATAAGTTTTCATTTTCGATTCTATACATTTGTTTCTTATCATAAGGCATATCGAACCAGTCATCTTTAGACTCTTTGGGTAATAAGTCTTTTGCAGTTAATTTCTTAGCTCTCTTTTCTTTACTAATTACTGGTGTTACTCCTAATGTAAAATCAGGAGCTCCTTCTAATACTAATCCATTTACGTTTGTTGTATTAGGACCTACTTCACCACCAGCACCAGTTAATTTTGTATTAAAATCACCACCACCAAATTTATTTCCTTGTGCGGCAGATTTAATTACAAACTCTGCTTTTGGAGTATTAGATAATCCAGGACCAACTTGGTTATCAAAATTTTCAATTCCTTCTAAACCAACATTATCAAATCCTTCCGTTGATGCATCAGTATATGTGAATTTTTCTTTACGAACAGATGGTACAGATGTTGCTACAGATGGAGCTGAAGAAGAACTTGCAGCAGATGATGCAGGAGATGCAGGAGATGCAGGAGATGCAGGAGATGATGCAGGAGATGCAGGAGATGCAGGAGATGATGCAGATGATGAAGGAGCTGGAGCTGAAACAACTGGTGCAGAGGATGAACTGGCATTTTGACCTACATTATTCAAATTATTATTTGTTTGAGGACTGTTTGAGGTCATATGTAATACTACAAGAGCAATTATACCTGCTATTATGAGTAATAATAAATTGCTATTTGACATAATATATATATTTAGAA